TCGTCATCACTATTAGGTGTTGAAGTAACAATACATTTACCACCTGTTGCTAATGTAGGTGAAAGTGATGTCCAAAATTCAGCCGCAATACGTGGTGGTACAAATGCAAACTCATCTAAGTATACCAACGTCAATGACATACCACGACCTGTGTTTTCTGTGGTTGTTGCACTTACTATTCTTGAGCCGTTATCAAATGTGATACTGCCTTTGTTATACTCCACTACACCTGCTCTAATATGATTAGGTATTGTTTCATATGCATATCTAATACGTTGCATAATTTCACTGGCGCCTGCCGCCTTATGAGCCGCAACAAGTATTGTGCTGTCTGGTTTAAACATAGCAAACCATAACAAATATCCTGCCGCCACAGTGGTTTTACCCATCTGTCTGCCCAGCATGTTAATACTATATCTGTGTTCGTTATAGTTTTTGACTAAATCTTCTTGATAATCAAAAGGTGAAAATCTTATACCACCTTTAGTTGGGTGTTGAATACGAACGTATTCTTTCATAAAATACATAGGACCGTCAACAGGATCGCAACAATGCTGAAACTGTCTCAGCATATCTTGGTCATATAATTCCTTTGAGTAAGCAGATTTTACTAACTCTGTATTAACCGTTCCTTTAGGCATACTGTTATTTAGTATTTAAATTGAGGATTTTTACTTAGGATTGACTATTGCGTAAATAATCTTTAAGTCTATCTCTGATGATATTTGTTAAAACTTGCTTATCAGGTTGTCCGCTATTATAAGGATTTACTTGCGGTTTCTCATCATCAACATCAACTTTAACAATTTGCATTGGCTCTTCACTGTCATCACATGGACTGTGATCCATATCATGTCCTACTTCTGGTTCACCGCCTGGCAATGTTATTCCAACTTTTCGAAGTAATACTTTTAATTCATCTATTGTTTCTGCACTTGCTTCTACTGAAACTGAGCCTGTGTTAGTTGAATGATGTTTTTCATATTTGTGACTTTCTTGTTCATCTGCTTCTGGTTCATCGCTACATACATCACAACCTTCTTCAATAGATTCTTGCGGTTCATCGCCTACGCCATGTCCATATTTGAACCAAGATTCTAATTCAGCCTGCATATCTTGTTCTGATGGTTCAAAGTATGTGAAGTCATCTGCTACTACTTTGCTTTCGCCTTCTGGATTGGTGATTGTTAGTATATGTTTTGAATAACCACTAGCACCTTCGCCATTATATTCTAATGTATAAGTGTACTCACCTACTGCTTCATTAACACTTTCGTCTCTTGGAACTAATAATGCAACTGCTTTATCAAACAATTCATGTGCATCATCTTCGTTTTCAAAACCATATTCGTCAGCAAAGTCCACTGAACTAGAAGCATACAAATCATCTAAATCTAAATCTTTAATATCTTTTAATTTACTTGCAACTTCTTCAGGTGTTTTACCTAATTCTATTGTTTCGTTGCCGATAGATAATTCTAGTCCACCATTCTCTGCACCTAGTACACCTCTGGCTTCCATTAATTTTATATGCTTCTTCAAGTCTGACATTAACTTCTCCTTGCACTTTGACTAATAACATCAACATGCTTAGGTTCTGGTGATTTACCACCACCTGCTGTGCCTGTAATTGTGTCGTACAATGATTTTACATCGTCTCCCATAATACCGTCTTTGCTTGGGTAATTACGGAAATAGTCTGCACCTTTTTCTGCTTTAATTTTTTGGAGTTCTGCTAAGAATTTTTCGTTGTATTCTTCACCAAACAATGATTCACTAAAATCGACATCAGCATTTTCGTTTTCATAGTGGGCGAATTCTTCTTTGTTTAGTTCTGCATCTTCTTCTGATACAAATCTATCTTTATCCATTTCATGCCTTTCTGCGGCTAAATCAGATTCTACTTTTCTGGGCTCTTTGATACCATAACATAATACACGTTCATGGTCTACACCCAAGTTTACTGCAACGTAAACTTCTAATATTCTATCGTTGACTGGATATTTTAGTACAACGTCTGTACTGCATACTTCACTTGTAAAATTAACACCTTTCAGTCTTTGAAATTCCATTGGATTTTCTTGAATAGGTTGTCTATTCCAAGGAGTAGCACTAACAATATTGTACTTAGACAATATTGATTCTAATTTTGCTAAATCATCAGCGGAGCAATCTCTTGCGACTTTAATTTTATAGCCATACTCTTTGCTGAAAGATTCGTTAATGATGTCTTTAAGTTCTCTCATAGTATAAACTCCTGTTATGTACTTATTTATCATAAATAACAAAAGTATGCAGTTTAAACTTAGCCAAAATAATTTTAATCACCAAAGAACATGGGGAACAGCCATAGAAAACATGGTTTGCCCACACCCAGACATGCTAGAAAGATTTGACCAAAGTGGTTATGACTTATGTAAACTAGAACAAGAGTATGCAAAAGCAAACTTAGGTTCACATGATTACATGAGATACAAAGCATGTATTAAACAGGATTGGTTTTTAAAAGAAACAGAGCATAAAGGTGTACACATTAATCATTCTGACTTATATGAGCGTAAAGGCTATCATGGATACGCTCTAGAACAACTAACTCATTGGGTACCAGGTAACAATCTGTTATGGAAAATGATAAAACTTAAACCCAAATGGGGCATTGACATGAGTATAGACTATGTAGATGACCAAGGAAATGTTATGGAGTTGTTTCATTATGAATGGGACGACACACAATTAGAGACTGTATTAGATAAAAAAGAAATAATTGAGCTAATTATAGACAATAATGATTGGGAAGATGTTGCAAAAACAAAACTTTTAAGAAAAGACGAATGGGCACACTTAGATTTTACAGGACAAAGTGAATGGACTACTAAATTTCTTGGATTGCCCAAAGAACGTTTTAAATTGGTGCCTTGGAAACTTTAATCTTCTTTATTGTTAATTATTTTAAGCAATTCATTTCTATCAAGCATTTTATTCTTACCTGATTCATTGTTTGAATATTCACCCGCGTTATTATCCAACCTTGCTTTCTTAATCATCATATCAATTTGTTTTAGTTTAGAATTAATTTTGCTATCTTTTGCGTCTAAGGCTGTTTTAAGCATTTTTGCGGCACTATCAAATATACTACCTGCATCTCTATCACTAACATTCATACCTAAATTCATTAATTGTTGATAACTATCCACTGCCTGTGTAGCAATATCATCCATATCAACATCATGGTCATCTATGCCTTGCACACTTTTAAGAGCATGGTCAATTTTTTCTGCTGTTGTTAATGCTGTTTCTATATCAGCAACCTCAACATTTTGCAAATCTGCTATATCAGGTAACTTTTCTGGATTAAGTTCATCTAATATTTCTTGCTTTTCTTCCTTGGACAATGCTTCTTCGATTGGTGGCAAATTGAATTCTTCTTCTAACTTCTTTGTCATAACAGTATTTAGTCAGTAAAATTATGCTTTCAAAGGTTTACTGAGCTCTTCCCAACTTGTTTCATAATCACTGTCACCATCTGCATAACCCATTACACCTAATTTTTCATACTCAGGCACAAGGTCATCATGTAGTAATCCAATCTTTTTAAGGTTTGGCATTATTCTACTAAACAATACATCTTGAAATTGTGTTTGGAATATGTTTTCTTTTTGATATTCGTCAGTATATTCTAAATCCATGCCATATTTTTCCCATACATCGTATGCTCGTAGTCTATTCCTACTTACAGTACAGGCTTCTAAGGCAAATTGTGCTCTGTCCATAACATCTTCTTCACTTAATGTTGTAACATAGTCTTTAAGATAGTTAATACCAAACGTAACATGTCTTGCTTCGTCTCTAATAATGTATTCTAACATTTGTTTGTACACAGGATCATTAGTGCCTTCTTTGGCGGCATTAAAGGCGGCAAGTGCCAAGCCTTCAATTACAACTTGCATACCAATAAACTTCAAATCCCATCTAGGATCTGTTAAAATTTTGTCCAGTAGACCTTTTAATGCTCGACCAATGGGCCAACTGCGTTTTAATCTTTGTTGCAAATACTTGTTAAATGCTTCTACATGCCTTGCCTCGTCGAATGTTTGGCTGGCGGCGTAAAGTTTTGCGTTATAGGTCGGCGCACAACTGGCTAATTGCGATGCTACCAATAATGCTCCTTGTTCTCCATGTAAAAATTGACTTGTTGCCCAACTGTTTAAGTCTTTAAAGAACTCTAAACGTGTTTGTTTATCAAATGTTTTAAATGTTGTATGGTTATCCCACTGAGTATTCTCAAATTCAAACTCTTCGTCTCCAATTCCTGTAAACTTTGGAGTCCAATCAACATCAACTTCTACATTCCAATTTAATTGTTTGCCTAATTCATATAACTTTTTAATTCTATTGTCTTGAACTGTGTAGTCCCAATTAAATGAACCAGTCAAAGGTGTTTGAAAAATCTCTACAACGTCTGTAGGATCTAAATCAGCCGGAACATCTTCGTCAAACTCGATTACGTTCCTTGGAGTTTTTGTATATTTTATTTTCATTGTTTTATTAACGCATTTTGCGTCTAGGTTTAGTTGTTCTTTTAGGTTTTCTAAAAATCTGTTCTTCAGTTATTACTTTAAAATGTATGCCTTTTGCTTTGCACCATGCATAAGCGGCTTCCCACTTTGCGGCATTTACTTGAGTAGCAAACTTATCTCCCCTGCCTTTTGCATTTTCTATAACTGTTTGGCTTTTGGGTTTGATTTCGATAAGTTCAACTCTTGTGATACCGTTTTTATCTTGATACTGTACCATAAAGTCAGGAACATAATTAGTAATTTTACCTGTATAAGGATGTCTGTAAGGAATTTTTACATTTTCACTTGCCCATTTTAGTATGTTTGGGTGACTATCACAAAATCTCATGAATGCTGTTTCCCAACTGCTTCTTGCAAAGGGCATTGCACCGCCAACATACTTGTCTGGATTCTGAACTACATATTGTCCTTGTGAATATCGACTAGACATAACTTTCCTTACGGTCTAATTAAGTCTGAGATTTTACTGAATTTATTTTTCTTTTCCACACTCAGACCAACTAGATTACCTTTTGGTCTAATTTTATTTAGTGCTTTATAAGTATTTTCTGCTAATTTTATACTGTCTTCGTTTAGTTCGAAATATGATATAGGATGAACTCCTTGAATTTGTGCAATCTTAATTAATGCAACTGCAAGAGTATTAGCAGTAACTTTGTTAAATCCTACTTCTTCTAAACGTCCTTTTACCATGTCAATTCTGGTAGCATCTATGCCTGCAGAATCTGATTGGTCTAACATATTTGTGAGTATGTCTACACTTGCTTCAGGTAAAGGAAAGTTAATTGTGCTGTTTTCTAAGAATTGCACAACCTTGTCTCTTCTAACTTCATAGTTTACTTCATTGCCAAATGTTTCGTATAAACTTTTCATTAGTCAGAACCTCCTGCTGTGTTCCAAAAATCATTGCTTTGGTCTGTGCCTAATTTATTACTTTCGTTTCCTCCTGATTGAGGTGCTAAAAAGTTTAATTCTCTTCTTCTCAATGCTGGCTGATTTCTAGTATCTTTACTAGCATTAGAACCATTTGCCCTACCATCGTCTAATGGTTCACCTGGCGTTCTAAGTTTTTTATAAGTATCTTGAGAGCCATATTTTACAAAACGTTTCATATCTTCTTCTGCTATAAAACCATTTACCACAGGATTGATTGAAAAGTTTTCATATTGAATATCCATATTAATCATAACAGGCTGACTGTCAGCATGGTCAAATCCATCAACTTCAAAACTAGTAACAATTGGATTAAACAAAGTATACTTCATGGCTCTTTGAGCATGATAGTAAACAATATCTATGTGTGATACCATATATTTTTCATTACCTGGTCTGATATTGTAGCCTTGATTGTTATCCGAATATCCAAGATTGAACCCGTATGTAGGACCTTCAGAACTACCAGTTGGTATTTTATCAGGCACTACATCATAAGGAATTTTTCTTGGTATTGCATTGTTATTAGCATCAATATCATACTGACCCAAAGGATTAGAGAATAAATGTGAATACATTCTCATCAATAGAATAACCCAAGCACTATCAACTGTATCATATGCTGACAAACTAATAGGTTTGTATTCAGCATGAGTTATAGTAACTCGTTTTTTATTGTACTGATTTTTGACGTCGGTTTGAATTTCTGCACTTGGTACTGAGGAACTTTTAATTAAACTGCTCAGTACAGTTGGTACTCCTGCTTCTCTTAGGTCCGAAATACCGGGTATATCAATATCACCGTTAAAGTGAAAATTGACATACCCGTTAAATTTCTGCCTTACAGGATTGTTTACTGGGCTAAAAGGTTTAGCATGGTTAACATCAAATGCAAAATAATCACCGTCTCTATAAATTACATCTCCAATCAGTTTATTAACTAATATCTTATAAAGATCCATATTTTGCTCTTAACTGTTATTATGTTTCGTCACTTGCTGTAGACGGGAAGATGTTATCCGCTGGGAATATCTCACCTGATCCGCCTGCTACAGTAGAACCACCACCTTCACTATCACCAGGTACATGTACAGCATTATCAAATCTAATTGTTAATGTTACTGTTACTGGTTCGTTAGTTGTGTAGTCTGAATCACTGTAATCCACATTCTGCAAGAAACAACCTTCAAGTCCCCATGTCTCCATAGGTGCTGTAGTTTGACCATCTAGTATTTCAAGTCTAGTGTTAAACTTATAATCCGATCCAGCCAATGGTGACTGTTGATTAAAGTGGTTTAATTGTCTTTGAACCTGTTTACCAGCAAGTCTAGATACAGTATTCTGAATGTCATCACGAATAACTATTTGCACAGTTTCCCATGTGTGCTTACCTTGTACATAAACTTTACTGTTGTAAGAATGTATTTCTACTTCTTCGAAGTTTATTTTAGGTCTGCTAACGTTCATGACATTCTGTGTGAATTCTGTAGCTCTATTAGCCGTTCCGAAATCTTCTACCTTAACTCTAAATCGAAATTTGAGTTTAGGCATCAAAATACCAGCGGTACCGGCTTCATCTACAGGAACACCGAATTTATTTTTGTTTCCAAATAATGCCATTTGTTTTCTCCTAACTTATAAACCACTGTTGGGCTTACGTTACATTTATTTATCAAATTATGCCAATTTTTTTTAAAGTACGTTTTAATTGACACAAAAAAAGGGCAGTAAAACCGCCCTTTTTTCTTTAGTTTTATCTCAATCTACTTAAGACGTACTATGCTCCTGTTGAACCCAATGTGTTTTGAATTCTAATTGGAATATAGATAAACTCAATTGCCTTAACTGGTTGGATAGCAATATCAATATAAAGTTCGTTTCTATCGATTCTTGCTGGAGTATTGTTTGAATTATCACAAACTGTAACAAAGTCATACAATCCTCTTTGTACTACCAAGTTTGAAAGGAATCCATCTACTACACCTTTAGCATTCTGCCTTGTGATGTCGTCGTTTGGTTCAAATAAGAACGGCTTAACGATGTCGTCAAGTCTTTCTCTGATGTAAACAACTAGTCTAGCAACATTGATTCTGTCCAATGCACTTGCAGTTGGGTTAAGTGTTTTTTGACCAAACACTACTAAACCTCTACCTGGGAACTGAGCAATAGGATTAACTTTATTCAAGTATAATGTATCTCTCTGTCCTTCGTTAAGTGTTACTGGAACATATTCACCGTCTGTTGGATTAACAAATCCAACTGAAGTTGCGTTCTGTACAAGACCTCTTTGGAAGCCTGCTGGTGCGAACCAAGGGAAAGCAACCTGGTCATTAAATGCAAGAGTTCTTAAAGCAACATGTGAGGGTGGAACAACAACGTTCGTACCGTCTAAGTTAGTTGCTAAAGCACTTGGATAGTAAACTGCCGCATATGGAGAACTTGAAAGTAATCCATCTTCGCCGTTTTCACTAGCATTGTTGGCGTTTGTTGCCCAGTTTTTTGTGCTTGTAGCATCTGCTTTTAGTCTGAACGGTGTATCACCAACTACAAATGCTGTATTTCTTCTGTCGCCACTTAAAGCAATCATTTCATCCAACAACTCAGGATAACCTGGAGCGGTTATCAAGTTAAATGAATTTGTTTCTGCTCTAATGTCATCATTGCTGACAATAGCGGCTTGCATTTTTGTTTTAACCAAGTTGTGTACTGCTTTTCTTAAGCCAAACATGTTACCGTCTGTCTTATTACCACTTGCGTCTACCCAAACATTACCAATGTTTGTGCCTGCTGGTGTGTAGTTAATTTTATATTCTTTAACATTACCACCTGAAGCACGTTTGTTGAATCCTAAGATTCCTGCTGGATAAGAAGTGTTAGCAGGAGCATCAGCATCTAAACTTGATGAGCTAGATTGTCTGAAGTCTGCATAAACAATACCATCACTTGTTACTTGGTCTGTACCGTCAACTTTAACCCATGCACTACCTGAATATTTGTAGAACACAGGGAAGTTTTCAGTGTCATCGCTGTCTAACCAAAGGTCACCGCTTGATAAAGAACCACCACCTGATTGTGTTGAAGGTTCACTTGCTGTAACTTGGAAATCGCCAGAGAATGAAACCCAACCATTTGCTGAGTCATTTTCAAGTACGTCGATGTTTGTTTTAGATACTGTAGCATCATACCAGAAAGTACCTTCTGCTAATGTACCTGTAATTGTTGTTTTACTTGCTTGGTAACTTAAATCTGCAAAGTTACTGTAAACGATGTTTGCTGTTGCGGCTCCTGATCCTAGTCCAATTGAACTTGGTCCGAAGTCTGAATGTAAACTGTTTACTGCAATATCTCTACCTGTGCTTGAAGTAAGTACAACGTTGTCTGCTGAGCCTTCACTAGCAACAACTTCTGATACTCCTGCACCTGAAAGTCCTGCGTTAATGTCAAACACAGCATCTTCCGCCGTAGAGTTTGTTGCGTTACCACTAATTGTATTAGCCAAAGTAACGTTTACTGTTGTGCCGTTATAAACGATTTGGATTGAACTGTTTCCGCTTACGTCAACACCTGCAGAAATATTTCCACCTGTTCCTACAACGGTGCTATTACCGTTATGTCTTTTAAGTGTTAATTCTGCTGTATCGCCAGAAACTGCAATTACGTCTCCAACTTTTACGTTTGCAAGACCAATGTCTGTATATGCCAAATCTGTTGAGCCATATACTGGGCTACTTACTGCACTAAATGTTTTGCTTGTTCCACTGTAAAGTTTTACAGAAAGACTTGCACCTGTGTTAGGTGTAGTTCTTTGAATGAAAACATCACCACTTGTTAAAGCACTTACGCCGTCACTCTGTAGTGTTGGAACTGAAAGGTGTGAACCAAATTGGAAATCGCTACTTGTAGCACTATCCCAACTTGTTGATCCGATTTCGTACCAGTCATCACTGTATTTTTCATAGTATTTAACACTAGATGATGTGCCTCCAGCGGCTGTATTAGCCACTACTGCATAGTCTCCATTTAAGCCAAATGCTCTTTTTGGACCGCCTGTAGCACTATTGATGTCTGATGAATCTACAACAGATACGGTTTTCTTAACCCACGCACTACCATCGTATTCTCTAAGTCCAAAAGATGAACTTGCAGTATCAAACCAATAAGATCCATCTGCAATTTTGCCTGTAGGAGCAACACTTGATGCTTCTAATTCACCAAGGTCAATATCTGCTCTTACGATGTATGCTCTATTGGCAAGTCCTAAGAAACTATGGGCCGCTAGTAAGCCGTATTCGTTGAGATCATAACCATTTAAGGCTGTACTACCACTGTTATAAAACAATGGATTACCAAAGTTTTGTAATAATTCCCTTTGGCTCGTAATTAATTTTAATTTACCTGCTTCTGCTTTTTTAGTGAAAGCCGCTGTACCTGTTCCATCTGGACTGCTTTTGTCTTCTGCAGTTGCAATGATAATCAAAGGTACTGTACCGGCACCGGCCGAGGCGTAAAACGATTCGTCGGTTACACTAATACTTACACCAGGTGATACTAATTCTGCCATTATAATCTCCTAATTAATTTCTACATAGTATTATATGTTAGTATGAATATTTATCAAATAAACGGGTAAATGGTATTATTACGCAAGGGCAGAATCAAATTTTAATGGGGATTGATAAATACAGAAATTTTACTTTATAAGCCTAAGTTTGGTATTATTTTGTATTTCTTGCCAAATATTGTTTACTTTGATGTTAAGGTCTTCTAATGTGCTGTCATTCTGGATTTCATAGTCAAAATCATATCCAACCCATTTCCATTCACTGGCGTGTACAGAATGATACCTCGTTTCCATTGTATGCTTGGCAGGTACACTACCTTTATTAGCCGCTACTGCTGTTTCATACCAGTCTGGTAACTCGTCTCTGATAACATGTATAACAACACCGCCTAATTCTTTAACTAAATCTAACTCATTTTTAAATCTAGCATCACTTACAACAATACATTTGTCATTATTTGCTTGTTTTCTTATGCGATATTCTAAACTGTCTAACCAAATATCTTGATTAAAATGGGTACGCATAATTTCTGTACCAATAAGTTGTAATGCTAATCTAGGTGTAAAATTGTCTATTCCTAGTTTTCTAGTCCAATAAATGTCTGGTGTTTCTCTGAAGTCTCTACTTATTACAGTATCGCCTTCTAGCATATCTCTGTCCCAACCAAAAACACTTGCACACATATCTTTGAGTGGTGCGGCAAAACTATCTTGCACACAACCATTTTCAACTAGCATATTTGCTACTGTGTCTTTACCTGATCCTATAAATCCTGTTATACCTATTAGCATATTTTTTACTTATCTTTATTTCTATTTAAATTACTTTAAAAAGGTTCCATTGTCAACCATTTCTTCCCAATGACTAAATGGAATATCTTTTTCAGCCATTAGTCTCAAAGTAACTCTAGGTGTATTATCTTCTATTTCCACTTTGTGCCATCTTGCTAAGTTTAAAAGAAATGGATTATTGAATCCTTCTTTAACTGCTATTTCGTTCAAATGTGGTTCCCAAACTTCTGCATTACAAAAATAATCATTTGGGCTACCTGTCATTAGACTTTTGTCTTTTGTATATGACCTTGGCTTTATATTGCTAAAAATATCTTTCGACTGTATACCACTTACATCTTTATTAATATAATCTGTTACTATTTCTTCTGTTGCTTTTTGTAATTTTTCATCGCCTTCTGCAAATCTAATTCTAGAATTTACAGGATCACCAATTAATCTAAAATTACATACAGTACTAAAACGTTGTTCACTGATGATTGGATCATGGTGTGCTGGATATTGTAATCCTTCGCAATGCCAATCCGATGGATCGTTCCATACTAATAATGTGCAAGGAAAAATTTTATGTCCTAGTCCACTTCTCCACATATTTTTAATAAATGAATCTGGAAAATTATCCCTTACAAATTCATTCATTGTACGCATAATACTTTTATCTGTGATATATCCAACACCAGTAAAATTATTTTTATATTGTTTACCTGCATAAAAATCAGATGTTGAGTCGTGCCACTGTACTTTATCAGCACCTAAACTTGATTCTTTGTTGTAATTGTAAATTAAATCTAAATCCTCTTCACATAGTATATCTTCTACAGTAAAAGGATTTTCTAAATTAGGTAATTCGCAAAAACAATTATTCATTTTCTTATTTTATTTAAAAAAGGTTCCGTTGTCAACCATTTCTTCCCAATGACTAAATGGAACATTTCTATCTGCCATTAATCTTAAAGTTACTCGTGTGCCTGCATCTCCTACAACAACTTTGTGCCATCTTGCCAAGTTCAACATAAATGGGCTATTAAATCCTTCTTTAACAGTGATAGGATTCAATTCATCTTCCCATCTTTGGCTTGTTATTATATCATTGGGACTACTAATTTCTAAACCATCTTCTTCTACAAACTCTACGGCTTTATAATTAAGAGTTCTTTGCCTTTCTACAACTTCACTGGCTGATTCTTTGTCTGTGTCTCCTATATAAGAAACAACTCTTTTTGCTCCACTGGAATCCATATCATCATTGTTTGACATTGAGTGTGATATTGATTGTAGTTGTGCTGAATAATTTTCATGTACATCGTTGCTTACAAACATTTCAGATAGTTCTTTAATTTTGTTGTGTAATACTGGACTAGGGTCTGCAAATTTAATTTTTGAATTATCTGCATCTCCAAGCAATCTAAAATTTATTACAGTACTGTATCTTTTAGATGCTATCTTGGGATTTTTTTGAACATCGTAAACAACTCCTTCAGTGTGCCAATCAGAATCTCTTCCCCATGCTAACAATGTACAAGGATATAATTTTTGCCCAATTGGTGTTTTCCACATCTGTTTAATAAAATCATCCGGTAATGTGTCTCCTACATACTCTCTGAGCAGTTTCATAAATTTTTTATTTGTAGGATATCCTACACCAGAAAATTCAGGACGTTGAACACCTTTAGCCTTTGCCATTTCATCGTTGGCGTCAAACCACTTGATAGAACCGGAATGCAAATTTACTTTTCCAGTTTCATAATCTTCGCTGAACAACTTCCAATCTTCGTCAGTAAAAATATCTTCTGGTTTAAAAGGTGATTCTAATTTTGGAAATTCACAAAAACAATTTAACATTAACCTATTACAAAACCAAGTGGTGCATTACCTTCTTCCATATTATGGAGTCCTGCAATTAATTGCTCTATTTCGGTAAGTGCTTCACTTTTAAGTGCATCTCCATTCAATGTTGTTGCTCCACCAGGTCCTGGTAATCCTCCTGGAAATTTGCTTCTTGCTTCTCCTAACATCATTTTACTTTGTGCTAAGGCATAAGCGGCTAACCAGTCACTAGCATAAACATCTTTTAGTAATACACTCTCGGGTACGAAATTATGTACACCCACTGCTATATCTTCAGCATGGTTTACATTTCTTAATATTGTTAATTCTTTACTGTTTCTATTAAAATTAAAGTTGTATTCGCTACCAAACACACGACCGATAGTTTCTTTGTATTGTGCAAATGCATCAAATACAGCAAGTCCACCTATTTGTCCTGCTTGTAGCATATACATATTGTTGAATGCAACATCAAAAGGATCAAAGTTAGTACCGCCACCACTGTTGGTTCCTATACCTCGTCTGTATAATCTTTTAACGTCTATTACTTCTGTTGGCAATGTGTATTTTGTTACACCTGCCTGTGTCTGTATAAAAATTACTGCTTCTTCAACAGACCCTGTACTTAATTGACGGTATTTGGCTATTGCTTTATTGATAGCAATGTCGTAATGGTCTCTGTCTAATTCAACATCAACCATACCATCAGCAAGACGTAACCCAAGTTCTTTGATTAACTCGTCTCGTGTATTATACCCAATCTGGTCTATTTTAGTTGCCATACTACTATTTATCACTTTTAACCTTTAAAAGGCTTTAAGTATGATAGTAGTATCGTTCAATCTTCCGGTAAGTTTTGTTGGTGTGGTTTTGACTTCATCAAATGCTTTTGCAAATCTTGTTTTTGCATTTCCAGTCCAATTATTGATTTGTTCTGCTGGTTTTCTTAATGTTTTTTGTACACTTGTCTCAGGATCAAAGTCTTGGAATGTTGTTCCTTTAACCATAAGACCTGCACCAGCACGTTGCAAGTTGCGTGGGTCTTTGTTCTTTGCGTGGTAAACTCCTACTTTACGGGTCTTTGTATTGTATACCCATACTTCATTGGCGTAGACGACGTCTGTGGGCGATATAGATGCTATTCCTAATGAGCCATCACTAACTTGAAATTTCATTTTCTTAATAATAGCATCTTTACTTCTTGCTCTTGGCTTGCGTTGTTTTCTATTTGCTTTACCTGTTAAGATTAAAGCATCGCAGGCATTCATAATTTTCTCAAAAAATGCAACATAATCCTGTTTCATTTTTTTGTTCATAAAATTGTATGCTTCGTTTAATTGGTCGCATGTGCCTGCCAAACTTTCTTTTGCTTCTTCGTGTATAGCAGTAAAGTTTTCTTTAATTAATTTTGCATGGTTAGGTTTTATAACACCCCCACCATCATAAACTTTCATGTCTTTTTCAGGATCAAAACTTTTTATGTTTATTTTTCCTGTTTCAATAAATTTATCTATCAGGTCTTCCCATTGACCACACAAATCTGTTATTTGGTCTAGCATTCTTTCTTGAATAGAAATTTTTGGTTTTGCTTCTTTCTTCTTTTCTTGTTGTTCTTCTACGATTTCTTTGCCTGTTGTTATAAGGTCATCTTTTTTCTTATCATAAAACTTTGCAAAACATTCTGGCATGTATCCTAACTTGTCCCAACACCAAGCATACTTGGCACTACTGCTAAATCTCCAATCAGGGTTTTTTAAAATAACTTTAATTTCTTCTGGTGCCCAGCCACTTGCTTCTTTAACCCATTTACGATATTTGGCTACTGCATCTTTTGTTGAAATTTCAGAATGCACAAAATAATCAACTGACCTAAAAGCCTTCTCTTGTTCTTCAGGATCAGTGAGACCCATGAACTTTTTCCAATCAGGTTCCTTAGTTACATAAATGTTTCGAGTTTTGGTTTTCTTTCTTGCCATATCCTAATCTAATTTTAAGGTTAACAAACGATAGTTATTATAACTTCAAACTTTTTTGCTGTCAATTGGCAATTTTTGACTTAAAAGACAAAAAAAGGGCGAATTATCGCCCTTTTAATGATTTTACCTTATTGGCAAACAAACAAGCCGTCCGCATTTGGACTACAAGTAATTGGATCTGCTAAATCACTGCCTAACTGATTAATAGTTTCTTGCATGTTACTAATAATTGTTGCAAAATTAGTGCCTTGCGAGTCAACTAAACCTAAACCAGTTGTGCCTAGTGTAGTAAGATTTGTCATACCTGCTAGACCAAGTGCCTCCATTCCATCCATGCCGTTTTCAGCAGTGAGCCAAATACCTTCCATGCCCCACTTACTAACATCGGTGATGTTTTGCATGCCAGCAATACCTGTTGCACTAACTGTGGTCATGCCATATTGGCCCATCTCATTGAGATTGTTCATGCCAACTGTTGCAATATTCTCATTAGCAGTGAAACCTGCTACACCTAATGCAACTGTTTGGTCGCCTGCATTATTTAGAGCACCAAAACCAGCAATACCTAAATCAACTAATGCTTGACTTGAGGCATTGGCTCCAGTTGCCCATTGACCTCCTAACGTGGACACCATATTCTGCTGTCCTAATTGGATCGCTTCATTACTAGCAAAACTTGCCATCTGTACCTGGGCCGCATTGTTAGATGCGTTCTTGGCAACACCGGCTTGAACTACTCCAAGACCAAGTGTAGTCACTGGTGCCGCAAGTACACCTGCCCATTTAAGAGCCGATGATTCAATATATTGCGGTTGAATGACTTGATCCTGAGACAAGGCAATTGCCATTGTTGCGGCAGTTGCCGCTCCGGGATCTCCAGATTGAGCTAATTGTGCCAATGCATTATATCTGGCTGTACTTGACTTGGCATTTTCTTGTGCCGCGGCTTGTATTGCCAAATAATAATCCCTAGCCGCCTGATTACCAGCACAGCCAGTGGCAAAAATGATAGCGAATAACGTTAGGCCTAACGTTTTTACCATTTTCATGTAGTATCTCCTCTGTGTGTTTAACTACTTTATTATGTATTCCTCAACGAAACACATATTAAGTACTTCTACCAGTGTATGATACCACCGTAAGTCCACTGTAATGCATATTATAGCATTATTTTTACTTATGTCAATTGTAAATTTTAAAGTTTTTTTGCGGTTAACCCTATACTTGCCTGTGCGACTGCTTGTAAGTGATTGGAAACACCACATTCATAAAACACATGGTCACGTTTTTGCTTTTCTAAAACTGCAGAATATGTTAATACATCACCTGGAAACACTGGTTGTCTGAATTTAACTTTGTCTACACTTGTTACAAAAGTAACCATGTTTTCTAAATCAGATGTTTCAAATTGTTTTTCTGCCATATCTAAAGCATGTATACCTGCTGTTTGATTCATTCCTTCAATTAAGTATACTCCAGGCCATATTTTTACATGTGGGAAATGCCCTTCTAATACAGGATGGTCCTCAGGAACTGTGAATGTTGCTGTAATTTTTGTATTGTCTATGATTTTATAAGTATCAACCAGAAGTATTGGGTAAGTATGTGGTAGTTTCATACTAATTAGTTATCGCTTTCAATTTTATAGATGATTGAGTATTGGAATCAAAAAATTCTGCTGAGTCATACCTGGTATGTCCTTGTACAGACATCACATCGTCCCAATATTTTTGAAGGTATTTGTCAAAATTATCATTTGGTATTGCATCTTCATATATTCTGTGTGGTGGAGAAGCACTATAGTCTTCTTGCCAACCTTTTTTACGATTATATTCTCTGTTAAACTTGTCTGCCAGTTTATTCACAGTACCATAACGTAATCCATGCTTGTTTCTCCATGCTCTTAATACATTTACGCCTGGATCTGCGGCTCGGGCCGCATCAAAACCACCAAAAGTGTAACCATACTTGCCAGGATCTGTGTCTATTGCACTTCCTGTGGGTGCATCTGTTTCTAATGTTTGTAATTTATATGATTCTGGGTCTCTCATCATTAAAGCATTCATATAAACATGGTCAAATTTATTATATTCGAAGTCTAATAACTTATCATAGTCTTCCATAACACTTTGTTTTGAATCAGATGGCAAACCCCATATAAAAGTTGTGAATGTTTTGATATTATCATGGTAATGTTTCTCTTTTAGTTCTCTTATAAATGCCATTTGCTCATCAGGATGCCAACCTTTACCAATATCTATAGCACTATCAGGATTTAATGTTTCTATTCCATAGTAAATAGATTTTATTCCACAAGATTTTACCAATTCTGTTTGGTTAAGTCGGTGTTGTAGGTCTAATCTTAGAAATACTGTAAGGTCTAAAGGAACACCACTCTTTTCTTTTGCTTCTGCTACTGCTTCTAACTTGTAATTTGTGTCATTGAACGTATCGTCCATTACCCAGTATCTAAAAACACCGTGTTCTTCCCAATTACGTCTTAATTCATCTACAATTAAATTGGTACCTCTTTCATATGTGCCTTTTTCTTTTCCTATTAATCCAAAATTACAAAAAGCACATTTAAAAATACAACCTCTGGCTGTTTCTAATCCTAATTGGTCTCCCCATTGAACACAATCCTCGTCTGTATAACTCATTGTGCTGTTTTGAATATCTAATCTACTGCCTCTATCTGTATAAGTGGGCCATTGCTGTCCTTCCTTTAGGTCATTTAAATATTCTATCATAGTTACATCACCATAACCAACAAACAATGTATCAACATCTAACATAGGACTATCATAATTAGGATCTCGGAGATAGTCTTCACCTATTGATGATCCTCCGTAAATCATTTTAGTATTCGGATTACGTTTGTCTATCATTTTTCTAATTTGTCTTTGTCTTGCAACTGGAAAAAACATAGAATCTATAAAAGCATAAGGATTATAACCACTGTGAAATGTTCCCGAAGAACCTACTACTAGTGTTTCTTCGCCTACAAACTTATCTATAATAAGTTCAACGTCTTCTTCTGTTAAGAAATGCGGATGAGCAACAACTTGAACTGTGTATCCAGCCTTTCTAATTTCATGGGCAATTTTATAAACTCCATATGGTCTGGCAGTTTTATGATTTACATAATATGCTGTATCATCTAAATACCTGTGTAGTCTATTTTCAGGGGGGAAACGTTTTAGCATGTTTTTAAAGTAGTCTTCTACTTCACTTTTTTCAATTTGTTTGAAGCCAACGTTTGCAAAATGTTCATGTGTAAGAGATATTTCCCAATGGTGCTTTGGAATTAAATCGTCAGCAAACAAAAGAACCTCAACTGGTGTCTTTTTATAATCTTGCTTTATATCTAATACGTTAATACTCAATCTACAAATGCTCGTTCTAACACAAAATCATTAGGCTCTCCTAAATTGCCTTCTATGAATCCTAAATTTTCAAAATAATCTCGGCATTCATAATTCATATCAGGACCACCGCATACCATTATACGATCCGTGTCTTTATTAAATCCGTTTTCAGTAAAACTATTTATGTGATTCCAAAACCTGCCTTTGCGTTTATAATCTTCTTGTGTACATGTGTCATAATAAGTTAAAGGAAAACTTTCACACATACGATTTATTGTATCTGTGTAAGTATGCTCTGCATGTGTTCTAGTTGTATGCACTAAAATTACGTTTTCAAACTTGTCGTATGTTGCAGGGTCTCGAATAATACTCATAAATGGAGCAATACCTGTTCCTGTTGAAAGTAAAAACAAATTTTTTGCTTTTGTTAAATTATCAATCGTTAAAGTGCCTGTACACTTAGGCATTACTACAACTTCGTCTCCAACTTTTAAATGCTGTAGACGACTTGTAAGAGGTCCGTCGGGCACCTTTATACTGAGGAACTCTAAATGGTCTTCATAATTTGCACTTGCAATACTGTATGCTCTTAACAAAGGCTTGTCATCTACAATTAAACCTATCATTGCAAACTCTCCATTTACAAATCTAAAACTTTGGTTGCGTGTGGTTTTGAAACTAAATGTTTTATCAGTCCAATGATGGACCCAAGTTACTTTTTCTTTATACATTTATTAATTTATTAATTGACCATTAGTGTATATTGTCTCTATGTCTCTCCAGCAATATTTATGCGATCCCATGAGCCTAAGACTTAATCTTGTGGCGTCAGTTGTATGTACTTTATGGTATGACGACAGATTAATTACATAAGGACAGTCATACTTGTGTTTTGTATCTAATACTTCAATATGGTTTTGCCATTTCTTTTCATCTGTTATTTGATCCAAAGCAGGAGATATTTTTATACCCTTATTAAGTTCTTCAAAAGAATTATTGTTTAGTAATTTTGCGTGAAGATTTTGTTCGATTGCTCCTATAGGACTTTTCATTCTTGCAAATTCTACCTTTGTGGTGTCTGCTTTCTTTGTGTACAAAGGAAAATTTATAGCATAATTAAATCTTCTAAAAGGATGTGCTGTATGAAATTTTTCTTCAAATTCTGGCGTTGTCCATTCGGGATTAAAGCCTTCTCTGTGCCAAGGGGTATTTCCAGAAAATGTAATTAATGTTATTCCTGTAAGTACTTTACCTCCTCTAGTAGTGTTATGTTGTATAATATCTTTATGAAATACTTTGTTAGTAAAATGTTTTAACTCATCTGTTATTTTTGTATTAGAAATCACACCTAGTAAGGATACTTCTCTTGCTTTGATATTAGTATTAATATGAGATTGTTGCCCAAACCATATAATATTTTTAGATTGTGTATTATGCTTAGGCGATAAATTTGTTTCTAAAATTTCATAATCTAAATCTGAAAGTATATCCTTATGAGTATAAGGTAATTCTATATTAGGTAAATCTATAAAGCAATCTTTGTGTAACATTAGTGTTTTGTTTCCTGTAAAGATTGTACCATTGCTTCAACCATTTCAGGATCATCTAGTTGGTCTAACATATCTTTATTGAGAACTAAAACAGATTCTTTTTCAAATTTTGTCATCAGAGAAGTATCATCCATGCCAAGCAGTTCCATAACTTCTTCGAAACTTAACATGTCTTTGCCTTGCCGTCTCGCTTCTAATAATATTTGAAGGATGGCATGTGTAATTATATCGTCTATTTTCTTCATAATAAAATGGTGGAGCCGACAGGGGTCGAACCTGCGACCTTCTGGATGCAAACCAGACGCTCTCCCAACTGAGCTACGGCCCCGTAATTATTTATCTGGCGGAGAGGGAGGGATTCGAACCCTCGGTACGGTAACCCGTACTCTTCCTTAGCAGGGAAGTGCTTTAAGCCACTCAGCCACCTCTCCAACATTATATTATAATAATTATCAAGGATTTTGTCAAGAACTATATAAAGTGATAAATAGTACATTATGCCAAGATTAAGTTTATGGAACAAGAACAAAACCAACGATTATGACTTTATAGATAGAGTTACGGCAGAGTCAATCAATGCAGGTGGTACTGGAGTCTATGTACACAAATACATAGGTACATACCAAGATGACACCACCCAAAGTATTGGTTCAGGTGATTTGTATATACAAGACGTTGTATTTCTTGAAAATAGAGATAGAAAGTATGACAAAGACATATATGAATTACGTGGTGCATATACCATAGCAGATCCTGATTTTGATTTAACACAGTTTGGTTTATTTGTAAACAATGATGCATTGTTTATGACATTCCACATGAATACATGTGCAAACTTGCTTGGTAGACGTTTAATGGCAGGTGATGTTATAGAATTACCTCACTTGCGAGATGATTTACTATTAGGTGGCGGTGATGCTGTAAATAGATACTTTGTAGTAAGTGATGCTGGCAGACCAGCAGAAGGTTACGATCCTAGATGGTGGCCTCACTTGTGGAGAGTAAAACTTAAAAACATCACAGACAGTCCAGAATACAGAGATATACTTGGTACTGGTGAGCAAACAGATGACTTAAGAAATATTCTTAGCACATACAAAACAGAAATTTCTATCAGCGACAAAGTTGTTGAGTTAGCAAATTCAGAAGTTTCGTATGATGCTGGATATTACGAAGGTGGACATTTGTATGTTGATCCTGAATCAGAAGATAAACCAGGTGTATATTTCCCTGGTGATGGAGAACCGCCTAATGGAATTAGTATTGTTGGTAGTGGTGACAGTATGCCACTTGATGCAAATGATGGAGAATATTACTTGAGAACAGACTTTGAACCTAATAGATTGTTTAAGAAAGTTGGAAGTACTTGGAAACGTATCAGTGATGATAACAAAAAAGTTTGGAGTGCCGCCAATAAATTACTTACATCATTTGTTAATAACGATAATATAACTATCAATACAGATGGAACAACTAAAGCAGAAAAAACAAACATGAGTAAGGCAGTAAAGCCAAAGGCAGATTAATATGAGTCAGAATTTAGATTACTGGTATGATGCACAACTTAGACGATATTTGCTTCAGTTTATGAGAATCTTTAGCGGATTTAAAGTAAGCGAAGGTGTAAGAGATGGGTCTACATACTACAATAAAGTACCAGTTAGATATGCTGATATGCAAAGAATGGTTGCTCATATTCTTACTAAAGGCAGTGAAAATTTAGTAAACAGCACACCATTTATATCTTGCAGTATACAAAGTTTGTTAATTGCTAGAGATAGAACTCAAGATCCTATGCTAGTTGGTAAAGTTCAAGTAGCAGAAAGACAATTTGATAGCAGTACCAACCAATACAAAACTGATGCAGATGCTCAGTCCTTCCCAGGAAATTTATACACTACAGACAGATACATGCCTGTTCCATATAATTTAACAATGAATGTTGATATATGGACAGGTAATACTGACCAAAAATTACAGTTATTAGAACAAGTTTTAATATTGTTTAACCCTGCTATTCAACTTCAACAAAATAACAATCCACTAGATTGGACAAGTTTATACGAAGTAGAATTAACAGATATACAATGGAGTAATAGAAGTGTTCCTGCAGGAGTAGATGAAACTATTGACGTTGCAACATTAACATTCTTATTGCCTATATGGGTAAGTCCTCCAGCAAAAGTTAAACGACAAAAAATTATTAACACAATCATTACAAATATATACGATACCAATAGTGTAGCAAATTTAGGTTATGACGAAGACGTATATGATTTCTTTAGAACATTAGATGCTGATTTTGAATTACACACTATTTCACCTAACAACTATCAAGTAGAAGTTGTGGGCACTGAAGCAACACTTTATAAAGATAATGGTACAGTCAAAGCAAACTGGAATGATTTATTAGAAGTTCTTGCACCACAAGGCAGTGGCGGTACATTAAGCAATTCGTCTATAAGCATAGATGATATTCCGCTTACAACTGGTAGTTCATTACAATTAAATATTTCTAATGATGTTGATAACACTACAAGTTTACTGTCAGGCACAGTTTCAAGAAATGTATTAGACTCTGGTAAATTAATTTTTAATTTAGATTCTGATACATTGCCTACAGAAACATTAAATGATATAACAAGAATAGTAGATGGTTCTACAAATTATCCAGGTGACGGTATATTAGATGCCGCGGCGACTGGGCAAAGATATTTACTTACGTCAGAAATAAGAGGTAATCAATGGGGTATTAATGCAGAAGCAGATGACATCATTGAATACAATGGAACTGGATGGGTAGTATCGTTTGATTCTTCTACAACTGTAAATCAAGATAGTGTTCAGTATGTTAAAAATTTATACACAAACAAACAATTTAAATGGGAAAAACAACAATGGACAAGCACTTACGAAGGCAAGTACAACCCGGGCTTCTGGCGTCTGAACGTGTAGAACAAAAAAGTATTCTCGAAACTTTAAATCCTTTAACAAATGTTCGAAAACACAAAGGTGTTAGTGCCGCTGGAGTTTTATTTTTATCTAAAGACACAGGCAGGTGTTTATTCCAATTAAGAAACAGCGATAAAAGACATAAAAATTCTTGGGGGTTTTGGGGAGGAATGATGGAACAAGGAGAAACTCCATATGAATGTATTCGTCGAGAACTTTCAGAAGAAATAGGAATCATTCCTGAATTAACAAAATTAAATCCTATCGATGTTTATCAAAGTAATGATAAAAATTTTATGTATTATAGTTTTGTGTATGTCACAGATAAAGAATTCATTCCAACACTCAATGATGAAAGTGCCGGGTATGCATGGGTGAGCATTGGTCAATGGCCTAAGCCATTACACGATGGTGCAAAAAGTACACTTGGTAGAAATAAAGGCACAAGTAAACTACATACTATCCTTAATATAAATTCTAAATAAATAACAGCATGTCTAGAGATGTAATTAACATAGACTCTATTCGGCTGACAACAGAACTAAACAAATTCAGACGCAACAAAGTAATACCAAGTTCCTTTTTAGATGGGACATTTACAATTTTGGATCTGAAAGATAACTACAATGATTTTTCTGCAAAACATAAAAAATTAGCAGATAAATTAATAGATGTTTATAATGTAGAACTAAGACAAAGTGCAGACGGTCTACAAAAAAGTTTGTTAAATGAATACAGAGGTTTTGTAAGAAACCAATACACTCGTCAAGAGCATTGGTCATACCCCGCTGTGATGAAAAATTATAGAGCAAATATTAATCCAGTAAGAGCAATATATTACGAAGTCAAAGAAATGATTAAGAGATATAACGACCACGATGAGCACCATGGCTGGCTATTAGATATTGTTACAAGCAATGAATGGCATCATAGAATAATGAAAGATATTATAGGTGATAGGAAAAAAGTTGACAAAATAATAAATTTTTATAGTCCTTTATATGAGGCAGGAAATATCCCATTGCCTATAGAAATAACACATCTTAAGACATTAAGGTCCGATTTATTGGACTATGCTAATTTATTTACAAAGGTAAAGACTTGGCGTCCAAGATAATTATTTAGAAGTTTTTCTATCAACACCGTCCCATTCGCCTTGAGGCATAGGTCTTTTAATACGTTCAGCATACAAGTCTGCTAATGTGTCATTCCATTTATGTTGTCTCATAACATCTATCTGATGAGCACATGTACTCCATTCTCTGTCCTGATAAGCATCAACCATGCGTTCAACTGTTCTGCCATATTTATGATCCTGTAATATAGTGTATATTTTTACAGGTTGTGATTGTCCTTTAACTGCAATTTTGTCTAATAATACTCTGTACCCATTTATTTTTGACAGTTGCACTAAGGTGTGTTCTGTAAACATAAAGAATACTCCATACTCTTTAGTTTGTGCTTCTAACCGTGCCGCCAAATTAACGGAATCGCCCAATACCGTATAGTCGAATCTTTGGTCTGATCCCATGTTTCCAACAACGGCATCGCCTGTGTTGATGCCGATTCCAATATTAAGTTCAATAAGTCCTTCATTTCGTAATCCTTTATTTAATTGTTCTAATGCTGGCTCCATTGCCTGTGCTGTTTCAACGGCTCTTTGAGCATGGTCTTCTGTGTCTATAGGAGCACCCCAAATTGCCATTAACGCATCACCGATATACTTATCTATAGTACCTTCATTTTCCATTACAAGATCCGTCATAGGTGTCATATATTTGTTTATGAGTTTTCCTAAGCCTTGTGGATCTGATTTAAATTGTTCTGATATAGGTGTAAAGCCACGTATATCCGAAAATAAGTAAGTCATTGTTTTTGTTTCGCCGCCTAACTGTAACAGTTCTGGATTCTTTTGTAATTTTTTAACCATTGCAGGTGCAAGATAATGTTCAAATTGCTTTTTAATTTGCTCTCGTAATTTAAATTGTATCCAAAAATTATTGAAACTTGCCTGTGTAAAAATCAAGAAACTGGCTAACACTGGAAAAGTTGCATCAAATAACATCAAGTTTGCAGTATAAGAATGTACACTATAATATACAATTCCGCCCAAAATAGTAACTGTAGTTACTAATCCTGCCCATATAGGTAACTTGTAAATTGCCAATGCTATTAAAATCATGCCCAACAATGCTCCTAAGAGCTCATATAAAGCACTTAATTCATTTCGCTGTATATTTGAGCCATCTATAAAATTTTGTAGCATATGGCCCTGTATTTGCTGTGGATACAAGTTACCTCTAGGCGTTGGAACAGGATTAGCAACACCTTCAGCACTCACTCCTACTATAACGAATTTACCTGCCAGGTTAGGAAGTTCACTCGCATCTGTATATTCGTATTCTTCAAACGTATTATTAAACCGTATATATGCTGTGCCGTCTGGATTTGTAACTATAGGATCAAAAGGAGGAACAGCAAACTCCTGCACACCCAATTCACTAGTCTTTAACATGTAACTTGGTTTTTGCGTATACACTCGCAACATCTCTATTGCAAAACTAGGATATATTTTGTCTGCTACAGTTATTGCAAGTGGGTATGTTCTAGTTTGATTATCAGGCTGTGGTGCTGATGCTATTACTCCTATTCCTTCTGCTGGCTTTTCTAAGGTTTCTACGTTTGAAACGAGATTGGGCCATTTTAGTAAACTTTGGGTCGGGCTCAAAGGTCCAATCGTTGCGGTGCCAATGTGAGGACCTGAACTCCTTATTCCTTTGAAACTTGGCGTCTGGCTTAAAACGACTCCGTTCTCTTTTATCCAACTCGATAAAATCTCGTCTCCGCCAAACCTGTCCTGTTCCGGAAACATAATATTCAGCCCTATAATGCCCCCATTCGCTTGGCGTAAATCGTGTATCATCTGTGCAAAATTCTGTCTTGGCCATGGATATTGTCCCCATTTTTGTAGGCTTTTTTCGCCAATGTTTATTATGACAACTTCGTTGCTTTGTTTAACTTCGTCTAATTGTTGTAAGTAATCGAATGTCTGCATTCGAAGACTTTGCAATGGTGTAGGATCGGCAACTCTGAGAGCCGCTAATAACACTATTGTG